GTTACTAGGAGCATTAGCACCTAGACTTACACCATAAGTTGTTCCTGGATCAATACTTGCAGTTGATCCTACACGTACAATACATCCAGAAGATGTTCCGGATAATGTTCCTGATACATCTTCAATATCACTTGGATGACATATAGTTAGATAACCATAGTCTGCCTTAGAGAATTCAATGATACTATCATTGATGTATCTTTCTGTATGTTTTTCGTCTGATAGTTCGGGAAGTTCTGGTTTTCTGCTAACCAGTTTAAGTCCACCAGATCCAACGAACGCATTTGTAGCGCGTTGCTGTCCATTAGATAGGGTGAATAGATCTCCAAATCCTGTTTCATGTACAAGAGTAATATCTCTTGCAGTACCTGTAACCTTGCTAATATATCCGCTACTAGTCCATGTTGATACGAATGCATCGTCTGTACTTGCAATCGTAAATAGAGTACCAGAACCAAATATGCCAACACCAATACCGATAGGCGATTGTCCAAGTACAGAGGTACTTCCAACACCATTGTGCTTCGGAGAAAATACCTCTGTGCTTGTACCACTAAGACCCTTGACTTTTCCGTCAACGATATAACCGTATACTGCTGGTGAAGTCTGTCTACCAAAGGTAAACGCAATGCCTCTACCTTCGTAAGTGCTAGTCGCCTTCCAAGACGCTTCACTAACAACTTTAACAAATCCGAAAGATTCTACATTAGTTACATAAACAACTCTGCCGTAATCTTCTAGTGTGGCATTGATATCTGAAATATTACCAAAATTTATTGTTGGTAATACTGGAGTTGTTGTATGTGTATATGTTACTGATTTTAATCCATAGTGATCCCAATCGTTTCCACTATGATCTAGTTGTATTAATCTAAATTGTGTACCTGCTGTTCTCGCTACAGAAGGAATTGTAATCTCTACAGATTTTAAAGCATTAAATGTAGCGTCATTATGCGCTACTACAGTATCAATAGAAGTCCACGAACTTCCATCATAATACTCTAAGTTTAAACTCTCGGCAACAGTATCGGGATCTTCCCCACCATTGATATCATTACCTCTAATTACCTCAAAGGTCAGTGAAGAATTGATATTGTTTGGTAAACTAAATTCTACTGTTCTAGGTTTATTAGCACTATTGAATCTAATATGTCTACCAATATTAAATCCACCTGTTGCTCCTGTGCCTGTCCCTGAATCTGTTAAAAATGTATTTGTTAAAGTAGCATTTAAATTATCTACTGCTACAGTTTCAGTTGCAGTTACTGGAGTTGGGTTAAATGCTAATGATCCATAATCAAGTTCATTATACCGATCAATGATACTTGGTTCATAAACATATGAAAAGCTGCCCAAACCCTCACTCGCAGCGCGAATGATTGATGGAAATATTCCTTGTGTATTATAGGAATAAACGGACATACACTAACAAGCATTAAAAATGAGGATTGCAAAATTGCAACCCCCACAAAAGATAACTAAAAACTGGGTCTCTAGTATATAGGGTCAGTCTAGGCTGACGTTTAGAGTAACCTTAATTTGGTCACCGTTGTTTTGAATAGCGTATGGACCATTAGTAAATCTTTCTGCAAAGAAAATACTGGAGTAAAGAGTCGCATCACCAGTTCCTGATAAAGCAGGAGTTGTGGTAAATGTTGATGACGTTGGAGTCTCAAATACGGTGTAGTGTGCAGCAGGGATAGAGCTACTAGAACCTTGTGCAATGTAGATAACATCGCCAGGATTTAGATTATGATCTAAAGCACTGCCACCGGGGTCTGAAGTGACAATAGAGTAATCATATAGAATTGCGTCATTACCGTTAGATACCTGAATGTTATCAACTAGCAATTCACTTAGATATACACGAGGACCGATTTCACCGGTTTTAGTTTCTAGATCAATACCAACAATAGTTGTTGTTGCAGCAATACCATTTGGAGTTGCAGTTTGAGAAATTGCCATGCCAACAGTTAGATTTTCTGCGACATTAACTTGGAATGTTGCAGTACCAGAAGCAGCACCAGTAAGTGCTTTGTCTAGGTAAATTGATGTTCCTGAAATACCAACAACACGAGTTTGTGCTGCAATACCAGTACCAGTAACTCTCTGACCAATAGCAACACCAGTTGCGGAGTCAACTGCAATTTCATACGTTCCGGAAACACCAGAAGTAATTGTTGGAGTTACATCAACATCAAGAAGGTTAACATAGTTATTACCAATAACACCTTTACAACCAGACTTAGTAATTTGAGATCCGGTAGCAACACTACCACCATCAACTACGCCTTGTAATGCAACAGGCATGTTATTTGCACGAGATAGGTAATATCCGTAAACGCTACCAGCAGCAGAACTGAATGTGAAAACTTGCTCAGGGTAAGAAGCAGTCGTTCTACCACGACCAAATGATACTGCAGTTGTACTCATACTTGCAGTCAATTGCTGACTCAACTCTAAATCTAGACCTTGGATATCAACAACATAGGTGTTTGTAGGGATACCAGCACCTTCTGCATAGTCTCCTTTTTTAATATCAGCAGCATCATTAACTGTAATTGCATAGGTTCCAGAAGTTCCTGTGGCAGTTCTTCCTGTTGCAACTGCATTTAAAGTTGTACCAATATCCCAACGGTTACCGTTGAGAAGGATACCATACTGTTCGGTGAAGTCTTGATCTTCTTCAGTACGATTGTTAATTACGTCTGGGTAACCCGTAGAAGGGGATACACCATAACCAGCAGAGTTGCTGGCATCGTATGGTTCGTAGTAATTTGCTACTGATGGAACATCCGATTCAGCAGGGGTGGTATTACTGGTGTATAGTTTTAGAACTAAGTTCCTGGGAATTTTATGAGTCGCGTTCAGTAGTGTACGTAGCGAATCAATTTCACCCTGGTCTGTGACTAGAAGTGCCATCTAAACGATCTCCTTGGATATCTTACCTATGATATTGTTATTTATACAAAGCTTATAGTGCCAGTTTCATAGAAACCATACACCTCTGTATATTTATAGCGTAGACAACTTCAAATTGTAAAAGGTCTCCAGCATTTAATGCTTTGTTCCAAGATGAAATTGTAGTATTTGTATTTTTTCTTTGGACTGAGTTACTTGCAATATCTCCTAACTGCGGTCTTTCAGTGCCACATATAGATGCAAAATTGGGAAAATTTGCATAGTCAACTTTTCCGATGTCTAGTTGAATTTGACCATCTTGGTCACCAATGATAGTCCAAGATTGAATCTCTCCAGTAACATCTAATGTCATTTCTCCTTTGATACCAGAAGATAATGGTGCAGACCCAGAATCAATAACAAAATTAATTGTTCTTGTTAAATCAGCTGTTGTAGAAAGTCCTACAACATATACCGTATCTCCTGCAGTTGGTGCAGTATTAAAGATAATAGTTGTACCACTAATAGTATAATCAATTCCTGGAACTTGAACCAATCCATTAACAGCAACGATTAATTGCTGATCATTGACAGGAGTATATGCATCTCCTGCTTGATCAACTAAGGGATAATCTGTCGTGACACCATCAAATACCCAGTTTGTAGTATCAAGAATTTCATTACCATACTGTAGATACTTACTGGGAATCTCATAGTTAACACCTACATTGTATTTTTTCTGAGGATCAGAAAGTACATTATAGTTTGATGATTTAACTGAAATGTTATAGTTAGGCATCAAACAACTCCCGGTGTTACTTCTAAGATACCTTCAATAACTCTAGTTTTTATTCCTTGGGAGGATGTCAATACAATATCATAAACATAACGTCTAGGATCTAATGCTGCTGTATCTGCATTAGTCATTGAAATTTTTAAAATACCATTATAACGATCAACAAACCCGACAGTAAAATCTGTAGAAGTTGTTGAATAATAACTACGACGCATCTTAGCAGCTGCTGTATATCCAGTCAGGTTAAGAGGAGTTGTGTTATCTTCATTCTGGATATTAAAGGTGGCATCAAAGTCCGTTCCTTTCTCCAGTAATAGATTTAGTGGGATTGCTGCCATGATGGAATCATTCTTCTTTTGTTTCTTCTTTTGAAAGTAGATCTAGAGTTTCTAAACCACCAACCAACTTAATTTTATATTCTTTCAATTTAGTAAGTTGCTCTTCTGCTTGAGCAATTTTTGCTTCTGCATCTTTGAGTTGACCTTCAAATTCAGATCGGAGAGTTACGGAATCCATAATTATTAAACATGATTATAATCATATTTATAGGGTTACTGGTCTGTTGTATTGGTTGATGGGAATGCTCTTCCAGATCCCCAAATAATTCTTACTGCACCTCCACCACCAATTCCACCAGAACCGATGCTTCCCGAACCTCCGCATCCTCCGCCGCCTCCATAAGTACCACCGTTACCTCTGACGCTACCATTACCACCAGATCCAGCAGTACCATTAGTTCCACCAGAACCACCGCCGCCACCGCCAAGACCAGATCCAGCAGCACCATCAGCACCTTGACCGTAGATTCCTACACCGCCACCGCCACCAGCAGGGAATGATGTACCACCGCCGCCGCCACCGCCACCGCCTGATCCAGCACCAGCAGCAGAAGTAGAAGCATATCCACCTTTACCGCCATCACCAGTATATCCACCAGCACCGCCACCAGCCCAATGGGCTCCAGTAACAACGTTTACACCACCACCTTCACCGCCGCCATCACCACCATATCCACCACCAGTGTAATTAAGTACACCGCCACCACCGCCATATACAGTTGTGTCATCAATGAAATATGAAGTTCCACCACCTTGACCAGGATTAGCTGATCCAGGAATTGCTAAGCTATCAAAGCTTTGACCACCAACCTTAACAGTATATGTTTGACCAGGAGTTACTGCAATATTATTTTTCCAACCCAATCCACCACCACCGCCAGGAATATTATTTGATCCAGATCCTGCTTCATTCTGATCATATCCATGACCACCACCACCTACACAAACTGCACATACAGACGTAACATCAGCAGGAGCAGTCCACTGGTAAGTACCGGCACTTGTATATGCTTGTTGCCCTACAGGATTTGCAATAATATTAATGTCTATAGAATTATTGGGGTCATTACCATCTATATTAAAGTTTCCTTGAGCATCCGAAAATGAATTTGACGCAACCGAGATAGTTGCAGTAACACCAATAGTTGCGACCGGGGTAAACAGAGCACTATACGAGACACCACTACCAGTAAAGTTAGAAAGGGAACCATTAGTAACAGTGATATCACCGACTGCGAAATCTGTGGAATTTTCTGACAGGTCAAAATATATGACCATTGTTGAATTATACGCAACAGTATTATATGGAGAGGTAATAGTAATTGTGGGTTCATCTATTGGGAATGATCTTCCAGGTCCCCAAATAATTCTTACAGCACCATGACCTCCGTCAGATCCTCCTCTTCCAAAAACTTGACCTAGATTTACTTGAGGACCCATAAATCCTCCTCCTCCATATATAACACCCGAACCCTGGTATCCTGCTGTGCCATTTCTATTATTAGTAGAATCTTGACCACCAGTACCACTTGCCCCTTCTCCGTTTATTCCTACACCACCACCACGTCCGGCATATTCTTCTGTGCCACCTGTACTACCATATACACCTCTAGCACCACCGCCACCGCCACCGCCGCTTCCATTTCCACCGGGACCAGCGCCTGATCCGTCTCCTCCGTTACCTGAATATCCAGCTGCGCCGCCACCACCACCGCCGTCACCACTATTTGATGTTACACCATTTCCACCATTGCCACCACCATCACCAACATAACCACCACCACTACCAGATGTAAATGCTCCACCTCCCTTTACTGTAGTTAAACTAATAAAGTATGAATCTTCACCTGCTGTTCCATCACCAGAACTGTAGTCCTGACCTGCACCAGACCCATGATTACCAACAACCACAGTATATGACTGACCGGGAGTTACCAAAATATTATTTTTCCAACCAAGACCACCGCCTCCACCGGAATTAGTACCCCACCCATTATCTCCACCAGCACCACCACCTACACAAACAGCACAAACACTTGTAACACCAGCTGGTGCTACCCAAGTATAAGTTCCGGGATTTGTATATCCTACTTGTCCGTAATCATTTAAGGGAGTATGTCCACCGACTAACATTTGTTGCATCATATCAACTTAACCCCGAACCAGAAATATATGCAATATTAACATCAGTATACACAATAGTACATGCTCCACGTTGAGATAAAGTTCTAGTACCAGTAGAAGCATCAGCAGTATTATATAAAGTAAGTCCAGTAGCTTGTAAAATGGTTATATTACCAACAGTTTGATTTACTATGGTAATCATATCACCAGCAGTAAATCCAGTAGGAACATTTATGCTCTGTGATGCAGCTGACTGAACAATCATTTTACCAGCATCACTAGCAACTAATGTATAAGCAGCACTTTTAACTTCAACACCAAGTCTTCTTAGTGGACCTATTGAATCACTTATAGATCCTACTGACAATGTATTAGTGGTAGTAGCACCTCTACCAGTTACAGTATCAAGAGTATCAATTTCATTGGGAGTATTTCTGGCACGAACAGTAATTGTTCCTGCCATAGCAGGATGACTACCACATTCATAAACATATGATCCAGCAGATCCTCCACTAATTATTTGTGGTGTCCAAGATACTTGCCCTGATGTAGCACCTTGAATAGAAGCTGTTGGGTTGCTAACAGAAGCACCACCGGCAGTATCTCTTATATAAAATGGATGATTAGTAACTGAACTATCTAAAAGAAATTCAATAGTATCTCCTTCATTAATAATGATAGATGCATTACTACCAGAAACGCTACCTAATCTATCAATACCGCTTAAATCATACCATGAATTACCTACTGCAGGTGCTGTTACTGTTATATTATAAGTCTGACCTGTAGATCCACTTGATTGATCTGCCCATTGTACATTTCCTGCGCCATCACTAGACAGTACTTGATTACTAGTTCCATTGGTAGATGGATAGGTTAGACCACCAGCAGTCAGAGCACCAGTGACTGTAACACCAGTAGTAGTGGTTTCAAATTTCGTAGCACCAGCATAATTAAGATTAACACCAGCATTTGGTAAACAATGAATCCATGCCGCATTAGTATTGGCATTGTCTTGAATGTATAGTTCTGTACCTCTTATGTAAATATCACCAGTGCTACTATTTGTAAGAATTGTATTATATCCAGCACCATTAGAACTGCTGGTAATGGAAGTTGCACTACCAATATCAATTCCTCCAACATTAATATCGTTTGTAGTAGTACCACCTCTACCAGTTACAGTATCAAGTGTATCTACTTCTGTATATGATGTCAGATAACCAGAATTAGCATGATTACCCCAACCATATGCAGTATCCCAATTAGTTATCTTAGCAGTAGTAACACCAGCAGCATCACCAAGCGAGGTTAGATATGCTGATAAATCTGGTGGAGTATATGAAAATACTCCATTAGCATTATTGTATGTTAGTGCAGCAGTACCAACAGAGTTACTAGTAACAGATAAACTTGCTAGTGAAATACCACCGCCACCGCCACCTGATCCATTACCTCCAGGACTAGCATCTACCCATTGGTTTGAATCTCCATCATTGTAATATATTTTTAAATATCCAGTATCGGATTGCCACCAAAGATCTCCATCACTAGGTGATGTAGGTGCAGTATCTGATGTTGTTACTGAGGCACCATTTCCACCTTGACCCCAACTGTATGCTGCATTCCAATTAGCAATGTGTGTTGAAGTAATACTACCTGCAGCGGAAGAAGTAAATATTGGGTCAGATTCACTTGTACTACTAGAGACTCCAGATCTCCAAGTAATTCCATCCCATAACCATGTTATGTTACCAACAGTGTGTGTATAACTACCATCTGTTGGTTGCCCTGAGGTTGCAGGAAAATTGATTGCCATTTCTAAAATGCTCCTTCCGTGTTATTTATTGTTTTTGGGCATTTTCTTTTTCTTTTCTTTTTTTATCTTCTCTATCTTGTCTTTCGCCTTTTAGGTCTGCCATTAGAATACTCCGTTTTGATTATTAGTTAAAATCCATGGTGCAGGTAGAGATGCTGATGGAGGAAACCAAACACATGGCATGTCTCCATATGATGAGTTATTAGGAGTTCCTGCATCGGTATTTGTAAAATTCTGGAAGTAAGGAATACCATATATTCCTCCATCAGGACCTAGTACTGAGCATGGAAACCAAAAAGCATTCTTATAAGTATCTCCGTCTAATGTAATTGGTAGTTCAATTATCCGGTGCGTTGCATTCTCAGTATCAATCTCTACCATTGTATTTGCGTATGGTCGCGCTGGGCGTGCTACATTGAATCCATCAACATAACCATAAATCTTACCATTTGCTGCTAAGATAGCACAATCAACAGGTTGGTCTCTATATCCATAATTAGGATCGTTATATCCAAATTTTGTGGAAGTACCAGTTCCATCAACCGTACCGAGTGGAGTATTACTCATCCTTGAGATTGTGTTAGTCTGTGGATCTATAACACAAACATAAGGATAATCGGAAGGCACACAATAAATTTTACCATCTATACCTTTAACAGCACTCTCAAAAGGAGCACCTACTCTAGATCCATTAGCGGACCCATAAGCGCCACCATTATTATTAGGAGTTGCTGCATTATCATCAATCTGTGGTAATTCATTTTCCCCAAACTTAAAAGAAGTCGTATCTATAGTATCATTAGTAGTATCAATAATACCAACAATCCAGTTCTTGTTAGGTGAATCAGTACCTTGAATATAGCTATCATTCGCACTATATGGGATCATATAAATTTTATCACCTACTAGAATACCAGTACAAAATTTACTGTCTCCATGATCACCGGTTGCGGTATCAGGGCTAGATCCAATATAACCAGTATCACCAAATACAGATGCAGTTTTATTGTATACATCTACTTTAAGAATTTCATTTGAGTTACTAGGAACACAGTAAATATGTCCATTGGGAGCTACAATTCCTTTAGCCCAAAGATTCATTCCTCCTCCAAGAGGTCCGCTCCGTCCTGGAATGGACCCAGATCCAAATTTAGAATATGATTTATTGATAGGATCAAATTCTAAAACATTGCCGCAATCCATTGGCATGCCATAAAGCTTTCCGTTTGGATGTGCAACAAAAGAACCATATGTTTGATCTTTGGTGACAACACCAGATACTTCAATCGTAAATGCTTTTTTAGTTTTGGTGTTAATTGCTAATATTGCTGTCTCTCCGTATGGAGGGCAATAAATGATTCCATCCTGAGCTAATGCTCCACCATACCAATCCCAATGACCACTACGAGTCCAGGTAGTATTTCCATTTACATCAGGATTAATTGGAATTTGTTTAGGAATACCTGGTTCTGTAAAATCAAATTCTTGCTGTTCTAATCCAACGCTATTTACTGCGCTATTTTGAATAAAAGCTGCCATTAGTTTTTCCTTTTATTTATTGAAATACACGCCATTGGTATGTTGATCCCATCCATATTAAACGAACAGATCCCGCATTTGATGCAATTATATAAGGAGTATCTGCTGCCGCACCTTGTATTCTATCTCCAGAGTGTGGTGCTATAGAAATATTATAACTTGCTGCATTACCCGAAAGATTTTCATCTCCAATATCAAAAATATAAAATTGATCCCCTAGAGTTAATGTAGAACCTTGTGGGAGAACATAGATTCTAAGTTGATCTGTAACTGTGCCGCTAATACTATTGGCATCTGCTGCTACAAAAGTTTTAGTAAGTTGAGTTGCTCCATGAGGAATTGATACTGAAAGACCTGCTGCCCCACCACCACCAGTCTGATCTGCTACCCAAGCATAATCAGAACCATTCCAACTGAGGATTTGACCTGAAGAAGCACCACTAATATTGAGATGTGAATCTACGTCAGAGTTTCCATAAGAACCGCCGCCTGCTACCCATTCATAATCACCAGTCCCCTGAGCACCGCCAGTAGCATTCCAACTTAAAATTTGTCCGTCAGTTGCAGTTGACTGGTTAAGGTGGAAGTCAACACCATCACTAATTTCGCCCTGCAGACCGCCAATAGTTGCACCACTAAAACTAATAGTAGCACTTTGGAAGTCAACAGTGCATCCAGCAGCATCAATCTGTCCACCAGTACTAAGACTCAAACTTTCAGCAGCAATCACACCAGTAACATTAACACCCTGTGCGGAAGTTTCTAATCTTTTTCCGTCAGATCCATAACACAACTCAACTGCGCCGCCATTGAGAATTGATATTCTGTCACTAGCACCACTACCTTTTATATAAACATCATATGTTGCAATAGTACTAGTATTGGGTCCAATAGTTAAACTTCCTGTTGTACTATTTACATTCCAGTCAAAGAAAACATCAGGATCTCCACTGGTATGTCCAGTT